AAATGCCGGAGGGCGCAAGCGCGCCGTCAGGTGTCGTGCTCACGTCCATCTCGGCAGTGACCGAGACCCGGAACACGTCGGGAGCCACCAGTTGCAGGGCAATGTCGCTGATGTAGCGCACGGTATGCGGGATCAGCGTCAGCCCTTCGATGGAGAGGCCGGAATAGGGGCTCTCCAAGTCCATCGAATGCCAATCGTAGCCGTACTGGTTCGCCCAGAGTTGCCAGATGGTCAGTTGCGCGGTCGAGAACAGGAACGACAGGGTGAACACCTGCCGATCTTTCTTCGCGCCCCGGCGCTGCCGCCTGTTGCCGCGCTCGAATGTGACGGACGAGATCGGCATGGCCGTCTCAAGCGCATAGTCGGAGACCTGCGGAGCCGGGAGCGTGGAGGGATAGTCCGTCATCACACGGCCGCCAGATATTGCGAGATCATCGACGGCGCGCTCTCGGCGGTCACCGTGACCTGCACGTCACTGCCGGAAACGTTGTTGGCCACGAGCCCCGATGTGAACCGGATCAGCACCGGGGAGAGCGTGTCCTCGGTGATCCCGGCGTAGAACGTCGGCAGATTCATGGTGAACCAGTCATAGGCGTTCGCCGTCGCCCACTGATACCAGGCTCCCCACTGCACCACGCTCATGATGAAAGTCAGCGAGAAGGTATGCGGCATTGTCGTGTGCACCCGGCGCTGCGCCTGATCGGTCGCTCCCGGCGCGCGGATGACGCCCATGGCGATCTGCGCGGAGAACCCTGCGATCAGCGGTTGCGGGTAATCTGACGGGTAAGCGGTCATCAGGAGGCCATGTAGCTCATTGCGCCCGTGAAGATGCTGGGCGCATAGTTCATCGCTTCGACGGTGACGGTGTTCTCTCCCTGCGGGCTCACCGTCGTGACAATGAAGTCACGGACGAGCGTCGTGGAGCTTCCGAAGGCGAAGCGGTTGTAGTCGTACTCGTCATCGACGTGGATCGTCGGCAGCGTGCCGGTTGCCACGGCCTTGTAGTCGGCGGTGCCGCGGATCACCGAGAAGGGACCGGCGACCGAGCCGTCCGCCTTACTGATCAGCATCTGCTTCGAACCGCCGGACCAATCTAGGTCATGGTCGAGCGTCAGGGTGTTTCCCGAGACGCCGATGATCTGGCCGCCGTCGCCCCACTTCGGGACATTGTGCGAGATGCCGATGCGGTCACCGAGTTGCAGCAGCAGGCCTTCCAGTTCCGTGTCGAACGTGGCCGTCTGGCGCTGCGACTGCCTCCGCTGCCATGTCAGCCGGGCATACTGCGCGGCGTGGGTGGCATTGGTGACGCCGGGAAGGGTGTATTGATCGGGCCTCAACGAGCCGGTCGGGTAGCGGGTGTAGGCCTTGGAGAAGTCCTTCGGCTCCACATATTCGATCTCGACGCCGTCTGCTGCGCCTTCCTGGTCCCAGCCGTAGCCCACGGAGAAAGAGTCCTCGATGATGTTGGCATCGGTGAACAGCGCCGAGCGGACGGATTTCACGCCGTCCTGCACCACCGACATGACCGGCCCGACTGGCAGGGGTTCGGCACCGAAGGGTGTCGTGATGGTGCGCAGCGCCTCCCACACGGTGATGCCGTCGCGGAACACGTAGTTGAACTGGTAGGACGCCCACTTGGTGCGGAGCGATGCCAGCGTGGCGGTGTCGAGTTCCGAGCGCGGGCGGTTGGCGCCATAGACGGTGTCGGTATAGACATCGGCGAAGGCGTCGGCACCGCTGGTCGATGCCGCTTCCGTGCCACCGGCAGGAGGCGGCAGGCGGCGGGAGGCCTTGACCCGGATGCGGGCGGATGCGTCGTTGCCGAGGCCCTGGGATGCCTTGATGCGGACGGCGAGGAGCGTGACGTTGCCGTAGACCGTGCCCGCCGGGTAGTCGGCGAACAGGCGCAGGCCCGTCCAGATGAATCGGCTGATGCCGTTCTTGGAGTTCGGCGCCGTCGTGATGCGGCTGATCTTCACCGCCCAGCGCGCGCTTTTGACCGGCGTGATCATGTAGCTGCGGCGGAAGGGGGACGAGATCACCGTCTGGTTCTTCTCGCTCGCGGAGGTCGAGGTGCCGGTGCCGTTCGTGGCCGTGGTGATCGTGTTGCCGCTGCGGGTGTCGCAGGTGATGGTGGTCGAGTAGACCGAGCCCACCGCCGCGTCGTTGTCGTCGCGCTCCTGCCAGTAGACCGTGAACTGTGTCTGGCGGCCGCGAATGTCGCCGTCGCTGTCAGGGTCCACGAGCCCCGAGGGGAAGGTGATGTCGATCTGGAACTTGGAGCCCTTCTGCCCCGGCTTGCAGGTGGCGAAGTAGCCGGCAGAGTCGCCCGCGTCGATGAACTCCTGGTTCGAGACCTCCGGGCTGGTGATCACGTTCTCATGGAAGCCGCCGCCCATGGCGGAAGCAATCGTGCCCATGGTGGAGAGGTGCTGCGAGGGCTTGAACGCGCGCCAGGTGACGATGCCGGAATCCATGGTGGCGGCATCGGTGTCGCCGAGCAGGACTTGCGACACGTCGATGTTGCCCTGCCCGATGCACATCAGCATGTCGAGGTACTGGACCCCGGTGAAGGACTGATTGTAGGCGGCCTGCGACCACTGGAAGAACGTGTAGGGCTGGCTGATATAGTCCGGCGCGGTCAGGACGGTGCCGTAGAGAACCGGGATAGGGTCGCCCAGCTTGGCGGCATTCTGGTCGGTCGAGACGTCGAAGAGCGAAACCTGCTTGCCCTTGGCGCCACCGGCAGACTGCTTCGGCTGGAAGAAATAGTTGATGGCGAAGGATGCCGCCGAGACGATGGCGGCGATCAGGAGGTTGATCGCGATGGTGGTCAGGATGCCGCCCGTGGGGTCGCCGGGCATCAGCGCCAGAATGACCACGTCATCTTCGGTCACGGCATAGTCGAGATCGTCCAGATCCTTCTCGCGCCCGTTCACATAGAACCGGACGGGCATCCCGAAGCCCTTGGGGTGGTGCTCCTGCAGCCAATCGATGACGCGCGTGCCAGCCGGGAGCGTGAACTGCTCGCGGGACAGCGGCTTCAGCGGGTTGCGGAGCAGGTTCAGGGATGCCAACGGTAAAACTCCGTGCGCGGGTAGTAGGTCAGGAAGCGAGGCAGCAGATGCCAGGCGGAGCCGAATGCCTTGGAGGCGTGGAGAACGCCGCCGTCCCAGACCACGCCGATGTGGTCAGGCCGGTTGGTGTTCGAGACGATTGCCAGATCAAGATTGGCGGGCTCGGCAACCTTCACCGCCCGCCCGCCGGAGACCTCGCCCGCCAGAGCCGCAGAGATGGCCCGTGAGGCCGCCCGGGTGCCGGGGCCATCTTGGTACCAATCCGGAAGGGAAACCCCGCAGGCGGTCCGGAAAACCGCCATGACGAGGCCATAGCAGTCATAGGCATCCGGCCCCCGTGCGCCCTCGCGGTATGGGAGGCCGACGAATTCGTTGATGTTCACCGACGCAGGCCCGGGTAGAGATCGGCACGATAGAAATTATAGGGAAACGCGCGGTTGAGCACGTCCATCCGGGTTGCCGTCGCCGATACGGATTCCTTCGTCACATTCGCCGCGGAGATCAGCAGGGTCAGCGGGCTGTCAGCCGGGGCGGTCGATGGGGTGTCGAGGTAGACCCGCCGCACGCACTTGATGGGCTCGGAAGGCTTGGCCTGCGCCGCCTCAAGGGGGTCAACGAGATCGCGCCCGATGTTTGCCAGCGTGAGCCCCAGGTCCTGGTTGCCCTTGCCGTCGCTGGTGGGAAGCACGATCTTGAACGGCATGGCGATGAAGGTCGCCGTCGCGCCGGTTTCGAGCAGGAACGTCCAGTTCTGATTGTCGTTCGTGATGTAGTAGGTCTGAGCGAAAAGCGAATGCGACAGGGCTAGCGTCTCGATGAAGCGCTGCGTCGTCGGCGCGGAGGCGTAGACCTCTTTCAGGGCGGCGGAAATCGGCATGTCAGCGAAACACCAGCCGAACGGAGCGGCTTACAAACCGTTCAATCATCGCGTCTCCCGGCGGAAAGCCAAGGCGGGCAAACACCTTCATCAGGGCAACGCCGGGACGATACCACCAGCGATACTGGATCGTGATCTTGAGCGTGTTGTGAGCCATTACCGCCCTGCCCTTCTGAGGCCGTAGCCGCGGTTCATTGCAGCGTCGATCTTGTTGCCGCCCCGGATCATCATGTCGGACACCACGTCCTCGATGATCACCCGGACGTTGCCGTTGCCATCTTCCTGCTTCCTCGTCTGGGCGGAGGAGTTGTTGATGATCTGGATGTTCACGGAGTTGCCACTGCCGCCCATCTTGTCCATGGGCGTGATGCGCGCTGGGCCGTGGATGATCTCGGGGCCAGCCTCACCAGCGATGCCCCACTTGCCAGCGCCGAGGTTGCCGCCGTCAGCGTAGAGTCCGCCGAAGGTCATGCCGCCGACGTTGATGCCCGCGCCGCCGCCGCCCGCGAGGCTGCCGGCTGCGATGCCGAGAACCTTCAACAGGCTGCTCTTGATGAGGTCCGCGGCGATCTGCGCCAGCGTCTGGCTGATGCTCTGCGCCATGCTCTTGAAGGCGTCCTTCACCGACATGGTGCCGGTGATCAGGCCTTCGAGGGCTGTGCTGAGGCTGTTCGAGATGGTGTCGGCCATGCTCTGGAAGGCATCTGCCGCGGCGTTCGTGGTCGGGATGCCGCTGTCCATTTCGTCCCAGAGTTCCTGGAACGTCTTGGTGGTTTCCTCGAGTTGCTTCGAGAAGCCCTTGCCGTAGATGTCATCAACGCTCCCGGCCTTGGCGATCTTCGGCACGCCCGAAGTCTTGGGCATCGAAGGCGCGTCTATGAGCGGCTTGTTTGGAATGACCTTATCGACGGGAAGACCACCGCCGGGAATGTTGATCTCAAGGGGCTTCTTTGCAACGAGACCAAGATACCGCAGCCCCTCCGTGAGCATGTCGATTTCCTTGCGGGTGGTCTCGATGAAAGGCTTCCGTTCCGCAAAGAACGCGATGGTGTCATCAACCCACTGCTTCACCGGGGCGCCGGTCTGGGCGAGGTCGATGAAGCTTTGCGTCAACTCGATCAGCTTCGGCAGCACTGGGGCGACGGCCTGTTGCAGGAGGGCGCTGAACGCGGTCTGCAGCTTGGTCAGGTTGTCGTTGAATTCTTCGGCCTGCCGTGCGGCCTCGGGGGTGACGACACCGCCAAACCTGTCCAGCTGGTCGCCCGCTTCCTTGATGGCCTGGCTTCCACCGTTCAGAAGCGGAATCATCTCGGCACCGGCCTTGCCGAACAGCGCTATCGCTATCGCCGTCTTGTTTGCTCCGTCCCGCATAGACGCGAAGTCATCAGCGATATTCAGGATGATTTCGGAGGTCGGGCGCAACTGGCCCTGCGCATTCGTGGCGGAGATACCGAGCGCCCTAAGTGCGCTGCCGGCGTCATTCTTGCCTCCCGCGCCTATCTCAGCAAGGTTCTTGGAGAACTTTGCAACGGTCGAGTTTAGATCGTTG